CGGCAACAGCCGCTCGATGTCATTCAAGGCCGACCGTAAGCAGCTCGACGCGACGGTCTTCCGCTCCGGTGCCTGGGAAGAGGTCGCCTCCGGCCAAGCGAAGCTGCAGTTCGACTTCAACGGCTTCTGGTCGTCGGCGACGACCGCCGACCAGGACCCGGAGAGCTTCAGCAACCTGGGTACGCCAAACCGTGTGTTCACCGCCGGCCTGGTCGAGACCGAGACGACGCCGTGCTTCATCTGGAAGGGCTGCGAGTACGGCTACAAGGCGTTTGGGCAGATCAACGAGCTGGCCCCGTTCAGTATCACGACGGCGAACACGGAGGGCATCGCCGGCGCGGTGCGCGGGCAGCTCGCCAAGGCGAAGGGCAACGTCTCGGCGACCGGCCAACTCGGCTCCGTCTGCCAGCTCGGCGCACCAACGAGCACCCAGTTCGTCTACGCCTCGCTGCACGTCCAGTCCGCCGGCACCACCATCACCGTGCAGGTCCAGTCCGATGACAACGCGGGCATGTCCTCGCCCACGACCCGGGCCACGATCGGCCCCATCACGGTGGCCGGCGGCAGCTATCTGACCCGGGTCGCCGGCCCGTTCGTCGGCGAGACCCACTGGCGCCTCAACGTCTCAGCCATCACCGGCACGTTCACCGTCTCCGGCGCGATCGCCGTCCAGTAAAGGAGATCCATCGTGACCACGCTCGCGCTGCTCAACGAATACTGGCTGCTGAACTCGGTCGACCTGTCCGACCACACCCGCGGCGTGACGATGGCGCTGGACGCCACCCAGCTCAACTCCGAGGCGATGGGCGACAGCTGGGAAGAGGTCACCACCGGGCTCAAGTCCGGCACGATCAACTTCACGTTGCTCGACGACTTCGCGCTATCGAGCGTCGACGCCACGATCTGGGCCGCGTTCGCCGCCGGCACCAACGTGCCCTTCGAGGTCCGCCCAACGAGCAGCGCCCGGTCGACGACGAACCCCGGCTACACGGGCAACATCCACCCGTCGCAGTACACGCTCGGCGGCGACATCAATACCATGGCGATGAAGCAGCTCACCTGGAAGATCTCCGGCGCCGTCACCCGCAACACGTCGTGACCGTCCGGATCCGCGTCACCGGCGCCGAGGAACTGCGCCGAGCGGCAGCCGCAATCCGTCGGGCCGGCCGGGTCGATCTCCGCAAGGAGCTGCTCACCGCGGTGCGCGAGTCGACTAAACCGATCGGCGAGGCGGTCCGCAAGGGCCTGCCGACGTATCTGCCGGACAACTACGCGGCCGTGCTCGGCAGGGCGCTGCGCTTCACGACGAAGAGCAAGACGTCGGGCTGGCCGGAGGTCACGGTCACCGCGCGGGCGAAGGGCAAGGCGCGCCCGCGCGAGATCACCGCGATCAACCGCGGCGTGCTGCGCCATCCGCTGTTCGGCCGGCGCAAGTACTGGTACGCGCAGAAGGTGCGGCCTGGGTTCTTCGACGAGCCGGCCCGCGAGGTTCTCGATGACGTGCGCCACGCCGCCGCCGCCGCGGTCGACCGCGTGCGGGACAAGCTGGAACGGGAGATCTGAATGCCGAAGGCCAAAATCACGCTCGGCGACGCGGACCGGGAGCGGCTCTGCGCGCCCGAGGTGCTCGAGGTCGACACGGACGACATCGACATCGACGAGCTGGTCGAGATCGAGGACGCCCTCGGCCTTGATCTGGTGGGCTACCTCGACGGTTGGCCGATGAAGGCCCGCACGATGAAGGCGACCGTCTGGCTGGGCCTGCGTCGCGCCGGCATCGAGGTGCCGCTCGCCGAGCTGAAATTCAAGGCCTACGGCCAGGGTGTGCGCTACCGCCGGGACGAGGACGACGAGGCGAGCGCGGGAAAAGCCGAGCCGGAGGAGCCGGAGGGCAACTCCCCATCCACCCCGCCAACCGACTCCGAAACGTAAAAGCCGCGTACGAGGTTGCGTTCGCCGAGTTCTTCGGCCTCAAGCCGTGGGAGATCGGCCGGCTCACCGGCCCGCAGTTCTACCGCTTCAAGGCCCGGGCCGATCAGCGCATGAAGGGCGGGTGACGTGGCCGACCTGAACCTGCGCGTTCTGACCGAGGGTGACACCCGCGGCCTGGACAAGACCGCCCGCGAGCTCGACGGCCTGGCCGACAAGACCGACCGCGCCAAGGAGTCGACGAAGGGCCTCGGCGACGAGACCGAGCGCACAGGCAAGAAGACCGAGGAGTTCGGCCGCAAGTCCAAGCGCACCAGCCAGGACGTCGTCGACCTCGATAAGCGCATCGTCGAGCTGAAGACTAGCCTCAAGGGCCTCAATGAGGAGTACGAGCGCTCCGGCAAGCTGGACCGCCGCAAGTTTGGCAGCGACAGTCGCGAGCTGTCCAGCCTGCAGCGGCTGAAGAAGGAGATCACCGGCCTCGGCGACGAGACGAGCCGGTGGGCGAAGCTCATCGACAGTGTTGTCGAGGCGATCCCCGGCCTGTCCGGGCTCGGCAAGCTGATCGGTAACCCGGCGGCGGCCGCCGTCGCCGCGCCTGCCGTGGTCGGCGGCCTCATCACCGCCGGCGGCATGGCGGGTGGCGCCATCACCGCGGGTGCGGGCGCGACCATTGCGGGCGCCGGCGTCGCAGGCGCGGCGATGCAGTCGCAGGCGGTCCGAGACGAGTGGGCGAAGACCACCGCAGGGATCAAGCAGCAGTTCCTGGACGCGACGACGAGCTTCGAAGGGCCGACGCTCGACGCGATCCGCCGGGTTGGCGGCGCGATCCGCGCCATCGACATGAAGACGATATTCGGCGATGCCGTGAAGTTCGTCCGGCCGATCGCCGAGGGGGTCGCCTCCGCGGTTGCGTCCTTCGGCCGCGGCGTGCAGGAGCTCGTATCCAAGGGCGAGCCGGCCATCCTGGCGCTCCGCGACGTGATCATCGACGTCGGCCGTGGCACCGAGGACGCCATGAAGGACGTTGCGGGCGGCGCCGAGGGTGGCGCCACCGCGCTGCGTGACCTCGGGCAGGGCCTCTACGTCGTGATCGCCGGCACCGGGAAGTTCATCGGCTGGATGGAGGATGCCTACGGGGCGCTCAAGCGCTTCGAGGGCGCGGCGGCCGAGTACCACCCGTTCATCGGCTGGATGACGGACGGGCCAAAGGTCATCGCGCGCACGCTCGACTTCGCCACGGACTCGGCCAAGGGGCTCACGGGCGCGCTGACCGATATGAGCTCGCAAGCCCGGATCGCCAACGACCGGTTCAGCGAGCTGTTCGGCACGATGATGGACGTCGACCAGGCGAACCTCGCGGTCAAGCTCGGCCTGGCCGGCCTGCGCGACGCAATGAAGGACGACGGGGTCACTCGGGACGAGATGGCGCAGAAGGTGCTGCGGCAGATCCAGCTCCTGCAGGACCAGCGCAACGCCCAGCTCGCCACCGGCGACGGGTCGCAGGCGGCTACCGACAAGATCAATGGCAACTACCGCGCCCAGCTCGAGCAGCTGAAGAAGATGTTCCCCTGGCTGGACGGGCTGATCTCGAAGTACGAGGACCTCGCGAAGCCGCTCACCAAGCACATTACCGTCGTCATCGACCAGGTCGGGTCGGTGTCGAAGGAAGGCGTCATCTCGGGCGGCGACCAGCGCACCCGTACCGGCGCGGCCTACGCCTCCGGCACCCGCTCGGCGCAGGCCGGCTGGGCCCTTGTCGGCGAGCAGGGACCCGAACTCGTCCGCATGCCGCAGGGTGCCGAGGTCTTCACCGCCGACCAGACGTCGCGGATGCTGTCCGGCGCCTCGGGTGGTGCCTCGTCGGCCAGCGGCGGCGGCCGAACGATCACCATCGCGTTCGCGGGGAACACCGACACGGCCTTTGCGACGGCGTTCATGCAGTTGATCCGCGAGGGTCTGATCACGATCAGCTAGTCAGTCCTCGAAGCGGAATTCCCGTACCGCCCAGCGCTGCCCGTCGAGATACACCACGCAGACGTAGTGCTTGCGGTCCCCTCGGAAGTCCATCACGCCGTACGCCACCAGGGTCCGGTCTGCCGAGTAGGAGACCGACTCGTCGGTAAAGTTCGCCTCCGCGGCGCCCTTCTGGATGCGGCTGCGTGCCTCTTGGTGGCACGTGCCGAGAACCTTGTCATCCCGGGTCATGTCCTTGACCGTGCGGAGCGCGACGACGCCGAGGAAGGCCACCAGGGAGCCGATGACCACGATCGCGATCGTCCACACGATGACGCGGCTGCGTGTCGAGGCCCTGTACGGCTGGCTGGGCTGCTGAGCGTATGGCGACTGCGGCGAGGGGTGGGCCATGGCCACGCAGTGTGGCAGCCCCGCGCCACGATCACCCTCCGCTGATCGGCTGATTTCTTTCCGCTAGCCCGTCGTCGTGCGGGCCCACCGTCGTGGCCCCGCGCGCGCCCCCCCCCCCCCGGGGGGGGGGGGGGGCGCGGCCGGGGCACCGATCACCCCACCACCCCGAAGGAGAGCCCCCATGTCCCGACAGACGTTCGGCGCGGCTGACATCGCCGACGCGCCCCCGGCATCGCACACCGCGGTCGCGAACACGACGACCCGCACCAACCTGTGGGTGCCGTCGCTGTGGACGCCGATCGCCGCGTTCGACCCGAAGCCCGGCAAGGCATACCGGCTGCGGGCCGGCGGGATCATCTCCACGACCGGTACGCCGACGATCGTCGTCAACCCGACCTGGGGCCAGTCCGGCACCCCGGCGTCCAACGTCGCGCTGGGCTCGACCACGACGTGGACGCTCGGCACCCTGTCAAGCGCTCCCTGGTACGCCGACTTCACCCTATGCTTCCGCCAGCTCGGCATCGCGGCCAGCGGCGCGACCTGCACCGGCAACGGCTTCATCGTCATCGGCGGCGCGGCCGGCGCGGTGGGTCAGTCGGTACCGATGGGCGGCAC